ATCGCACAGGTTGGCATCGCGCAGGTCGGCATCGCACAGGTTGGCTCTGGATCCGCATTCGCGTGATGACTCTATCCAGACTCTGTGCTCGTCTAAAATTTTAGCTAAATCAGATGTGTTCATTGTTAGCTCCAAAATGCGAATAAAATAAATGCGATTAATCCCCAGAAAATTGCGCAGAATGTGATAACGAAACCCCATACGACAATATTTGAATTCACCATGGCGACACCCTGCCAGGTAAATCGGTTAATCTTCTTGCACCGGTCATTGCTGTAGCGATATAGCTTGACTCGCCGTTGACAACCTCAACAAATATTTTTTTGCCATTAACTTTTACGGTGTAATTTGTTCTTTTGCCCTGTATGCCGTACTCACCGAATCTCATGTGATGCTCTGTCAGAGCTGCCTCACATGCCGCTCTTTCAGTTGGTGATTTCCTGCTGCGGTTAATCAGTCTCATATAATATCCTTAGTCATATTTGACCCGGCCTGTTATTAGTCCGATTCCCCACGATATCCACGGCAGGGTAAATCGCGGGGCGTATTTATTTTCGTATCTCAGTAATATCTTTCTTGCCGCTGCGTCACGCTGTGATTTGCTGGTTATTTCCGGTTGACTCCACGCATGGTCTATTTCCGCCTTGGCTTTTCTGGCTATTGAGCGCAGAGCATTCAGTTCTTCCGGAGTCACAATTAACAACCTCAATTGCGTAGATAATGGTGTATTTCCGGCTCATGACTTAGCCCCTGAATTGTTATCTTTGGCCATGCTGTTCATGTCGTCGGCCTTTGTTGTTGCTGGCTCTGCTTTTTCAAACCAGTCATCAGGAGTGGACATAGCATCGCGCAGGCTGGCGTAAATTTTCTTCATCTGAATCATCTGCGCCGGCCTCATTGCCTCAACGCGGCACTGAATGCGTTTCTGTATCTGTTCTGATGTCACACCGAATTCGCTGCGGAACACGTCAACCATTTTCTTGATCGATTCAGGAGATGTATCTGCTGTACTGGTCAGCGTGATTTCACATTGCCGTACTGCGGCTTCTATGACATCGCCGGGGATAACGCCGAGAATGCAGGCGCGCAGACGACGAGACCCCTGATTGGCAACCATCTCGTAAATATCGCGCGGATCGTCAAGTTTTTTCTTTCCGTTTCTGGTGTAGCGAAAATGCGGTACAGCAAACGTCTTAACCTGCCGGGTATTTGTCTCTATGTCCCACGCAAACGCTTCGACAGTAGACTCACCTGATTTCTGCTCCAGCTCTCTGATTCCAAACTGGATATTCCCCCAGTTCTGGGCCAGCGCCTCGGCAAGGCGAATGCTGGGGCCGGTTACTTCTGCGCCGCCGCGAGAATACGAATACAGCGCGCCCTCTGCGAGGGTTGGTCTTGTGCAGGCCTGCAGAATTTTATCCATCGCACATATAGGATCTCGCGGAAATTTTTTGGCGATAACCATCGCCGCCTGAACTTCCTGAATTGCTCGCTGCTGTTCAACAGCGACCATTGCAGATCCTGCTGCCTGGGTTGCCGGGGCACCAAACGGATTGGCTACTGAGTTATTCATCACGATTCCTTGCCCACGCAGGGCGCTGTATCATTTCAAATCCCAGGCCCCACTCATTACTGATTTTTGCCTGGTGGAATGTTTGCAGGTCACGGCGATAAATCCGGTATCCTGCATCATGATCATCATCATCAAGCACAAAGAGCCTCACCGGATAACGACCGCAATCAATGCTTTCACTCACTGCGAGAAACGCAAATCTTGGCGCCACGCCATTGATAATTTTGTAACCATCGCAGTACATGGCCTCCTGGACGTGATACCGAAACTCTTCGATATGACGCGAAAATCTCTGCATATCCGCAACTTTCTTCACATCAACTATGAAATGGTGATTTCTCAGCATCCTGTCTGGTCTGGATCTGCATAGTTCTCCGGTTTCCGGGTCTGTCCAGTAAATTGATGCCTCGCTATCTCCCTCCTGTTCCAGCAACCACCTGGCGCCGGGGTGAGCAAAGACGCTTTCGCGCATCAGTTTTAATTTCCTGCCCTCATCTGAGCTCATTACCGTCATTTTTAAACCAACACACTGAAGAATAAATTCAGCCTCTTCAGCTTTTCCTGAATTAGTTCTGCGATTAAATTCAGGCGCCACAATGAATCGTTTATCAAATTCATCAGGTTCAAGTAATAAGCAGTGAAGCGCGGTTCCCATATCCAGAGATTTCGTTTTTTCATTATCTACTGGAGCAAGTTTTCGCCACTGATAAATAGCAGGGCTTATTGCAATATCATCCAGTTGAGACTTGCTTATCCCCGGACCACCATGATATTCATCATTTGATATTCCGTGATAAATTCCCTGTTTCATTATCATTCCCTCACCGAATATTCATATTCACATTGTTTCTTTGCCAGCATTTCTGCTGTGATACGCATGAACTCAGAGGCCAAATCCTGATAATCAACATCATCCATTAGAGAGTTTATTGCAGCGTGATCTGCATGTGTATTTCTGATCATTGCTGCAAGGTGGTGATATTTGAGTTCGCTCTCATAGAAATCAGCCAGGTCTGATTCCATTTTCTCAATTGCTATTTGTGCACAGTTCTCATCACAGCGTAACTGTTCTGCCCGGTCATGCATAATATAAGTCTGCATATCGATCACCCCTGAATTCTGAGTGTAAAAATCCCTGCCGCTATCGGCATAATTAATTAGATCTGGTAATTTGCTGTCAGATTAAATCAGGGTTGCCTTTCTGAGCCAGAACGTAGCAGAGGCGGCGAACCATCACCCAGAACAGCGAAAGGGGAATTGCCTGCTGCTGTGGTGGTTTCATCATGAAATCTCTCATCCTGCATCTCCTCTGGTATCCCTTTACGCCGGGTAGCGGAACGTTTTCCTGTCGCGCCAGCTTGTTGCTGTTGCTTCGATGAACTTAGAATACTACACAAAGTAGATTAGTCAACACTAAAAGTAGAAAATAGAAGGGTTTGAGCTACAATAAATTGTATTTTGTTGTTTTTATTGTGTATTTAGTAGAAAAAGAACGAAAAAAAACCGGCACAAAGGCCGGATTTTTTGTTTGAGTGGTTAGCGAGAGTATTTTGTGTAGTATTCTTTCAACTCTTTGTATCGCATTTCGAAAGCGGAAAGCATGTTGCGGGCTTCTATGTCAGGAAATTTCCTGAAAAGTAGCAGTAATCGGATCTCATCTTCACTCAATCCAGGAAATTTTTCTTCCTGGCTGGTGATTGCTGGGAGTTGTTCTGTTGGGGATGTTGCGTATTCAGCTGTATCCTCCTGAACTGTGTGCTCGCCGTAGTCAAGCCATGAGGTGGTAACCCCAAGCCATGTGGCAATCTTTTGCATTTTTTCGGTGCGAGGCTTCGCCGTACCCATAGTATAGCGGCGGGCCATCTCGTATGTGACTTTGATAGCTGAACTTAAATCATTGACAGAATAGCCTTTTTCTTTAAGTACGGCATTTAGCCGGTCAGCAAAGTCCTGATGTCTTTTCTTGTCTTCTACCATATGTAGAAGATTAAGCGAGTAGTTCAACATAGTCATTTCTATTTTAAATAGTTGCTTTTTCTACTTTGTGTAGTATTCTGTGTTCAACCAACCAAGGAGAACGCAATGATCACTACGCCTTACAAGAACATCACGGAAAAAGCAGTTAAGTCCGTAGGGACGCTCTCTTACGTCACCCGTATGTTCGATCTTAAATCTGTCCAGTCGGTCGCTAACTGGATTGCTCGCAATAAGGTCCCTGATACCCGTGTCACAAAGCTATGTGAGATGGGCGGCTGGGTTGTCACTCCGTATGAATTGCGGCCCGACATCCATCTCAACCCAACCAGTGGAATTCCAGAGGATGTTATCAACAAATGGAAATTGAGGCTGACACATGAAAATCACACCGACAGTTGAGCAGATAGCAGATGTAATTCAGCAGCGCGCACAGAGATTTGGCTGGAAAAGCGTGGGCGTGGACATGGCTGCAAAATATCAGGAGAAGCGGGGCGGTGATCTGCTGCCGGCGCCAGATACTGAGGACGGCATCAGAAACGCTGTGCAGCGCGTCAGGAGAATCTGGCAGGGGCTGTCGGGTTGCAATTATCGCGCGATGGCCGAAGACCTTCGGGATGTTGCTCTGGAGACGATACCAACGCGCCAGCGCATGGAGCTGGAGCAACCAGACGCACCAGAACTGTCAATGGCCAGAGTCATGGAGGCATACGGTCAGACGATGTCAGCAATCACGGTCCGCTGCCCGTCTGCCATGTCTCAGCTGAACAAACTGATTGAAAGTTTGCAGGCACTGTATCCGATCGTCGAACAAATGGCGGTTATGTAGTGACCGGAGGAAGCATGATTTTATCAAATAAAAAATCCGCGTCGGGCGAAGACACGGATTTCTGGTATTGCATGAATTATCACCATGACAACATACAGGGTGCATTATGACAAATGCTGCAAAGGTTATCAAATTCCCCGGGCCTGAACCTGCCTGGAAGGAGCAGCGAGTGGCTGATACAGACGACGGTTTTACTCGTCTGGCAAACGAACTCTATGAAGAGCTGATTGGAGCCAATCTGACGCGAAATCAGGCGAAAGTGGCACATGCGGTTTGCCGGAAAACGTATGGATTTAACAAGAGGATGGATCGCATTGCAGATGCCCAGATCGCCCAGTTAACCAGACTGCCAAGACAGAAGGTTAACGCTGTAAAAAATGAGCTGATAGGTATGCGTGTGCTCATCACTGAGGGGGGGTTAATTGGCCCGAATAAAAATCTCAATGAGTGGAATATTCCACCAGTAAAAAGCGGGCCAAAGTGTCACCACGATAGTTACAGTCACCACGATAGTGACACTGTCCCCACCATAGTGACAAAAATTGTCACCAAAACAGTGACAGACCTGTCACCAAAACAGGGACACACAAAAGACACTATTACAAAAGACAATAAAGACAATATAAATATACCCCCTATAGTCCCCCTGGAGTCTGCGAAGAAAAAACCAGTGAAACGGGCAACGCAGTTTCCCGTTGGATTCACTCCGACAGACGGAAACCGAACACTGGCAGAAAATCTTGGGGTCGATCTGCGTGGCGAGATGGAAGCATTCGCCGATTATCACCAGTCCAAGGGCTCGACGTTCAGGGACTGGTCCCTGGCACTGAATACCTGGCTGCGTAACGCCGCAAAATTTGGCCGATCAACTCCACCGGCCGCAAAGCGCAGGCCTGCGCCTGAGGGATTTGCTGAAAAAAACTATGGTCAGACTGAAATTCCGTCCTGGATGGAGGAGTGATCATGAATCTCGACGAACGAATTTCTGCTCTGGAAAAAAAACTCATTGAGCTGGCCAGCCCTCCACAGATTATCGAGCACTCGGAGGTGGTTATCAGTCGTGAGATTTGCCCGGAGCATGGCGAATATGAACAGCGCAGGCGCATATCCACGGCCCAGGCGCCGATACGGCTGCCGGTGATTCCCTCACGGTGTCCGGGTTGTATCCGTGAGGAGCTGATAGGGCTGCAGGCAGAAAAAATAAATCGCGAGGAACTGGTACGAAAAAACACAACTGACAGGTTGCTGGCTGAGCTGAACGTTCCTGAGCGATTTTCAGACTGTACGCTGGAAAACTATGAGCCAGTCAACGCAGACGCAAAACGCGCGCTCAGGGTTTGCCAGGCATACGCATCGAAATGGCCTCAGCGTCTGCAGAATGGTGGCGGACTTGTTATGTGTGGCAAGCCCGGTACCGGTAAAAACCATTTGGCACTGGCTATTGCCAGACAGGTGATAACTCAGTATCAGAGCCCGGTAGTGTTCACTACAGCGCTGAAAATTGCCCGGGAATTTAAATCCACCTGGTCGAAAAACTCCGCCAGGACGGAGGATGATGTCATTCGACATTTCACACGTCCCGACCTGCTGATCATCGATGAGGTCGGTGTCCAGTTTGGTACCGAGGCAGAAAAATTAATCATGTTTGAGGTAATCAATACCAGGTACGAGCGTATGCGGCCAACAATTTTAATTAGCAATCAGAGCAAAGAGGATCTGGCGGCATTCATCGGTGAAAGGGTGATAGACCGCATGAACGACGGCGGAGGTTGCACGCTGGCGTTCACGTGGGGAAGTTATCGCTCTTCTCAGCCAGGTAAAAGCGAGGCAGCCAATTGACACAGCCAATCTCCCGGGGATATATTCCTAAGGCGTCGGCAAAATCCGGCGCCGGGATTGGCATCCTGGAAAGGTAAAGCGCATAACCGCGCCAGCGGTTTTTTTATGCGTTAAGCATAGTCGCATCTCAATGGTGGGGCATGTGGGGGCGCCGAAAGGTGCGCCGGTTCTTTACCTCCGGTTATGCCAACCCTGCATGTCTCACCGCCACTGATTGGCATCAGTAGTGGTGATTAACCAGACAAAAGGTAAATCCCATGAAAACCCAGCTCATCCCCGTATTTAACGGCACAATATCTAACGAAACCACCACGCTTTGCAACGCCCGAGATCTACACGCTTTTCTAGGTGTGGGAAAGGTTTTTGCAGCATGGATTACCAGCCGCATAGCGGAATATGGATTCATAGAGAATCATGATTATATTTTGCTTTCCAAAACTGGAAAGCACTTAAAAAGTAGTAGAGGTGGCTACAACCGCAAAGACTATCACCTCACTCTGGATACAGCCAAAGAGCTGGCAATGGTAGAGCGCAACGAGAAGGGGCGGCAGATACGTAGCTATTTCATCGAGTGCGAAAAACGACTCAGAGAACAGAGCAGTTCACCATCGAAGTCTCGACAATGGGACAATCGCATACTTTGCTACCAACTGAACGGTGTGACGGTGGGAACGATGCATCTCACTGACGATCACATCGTGATCTCCATGTCTGACCATATCCAGATGCTGCGCCGGCATGGATATTTAGTTATTAACCGTTATGAATTAAACAGCCTGACAATCCCGCAGCTAATGAAATTATCGTTTAACTGAAATTCGTAAATCACAATCGCTATGGGCTATCAATAGGTAGCCCTTTACTCCAATTGATCGTAAATAACGATCAAAACAATTGGTTTTGATCTAAAAAATCTATCAATTGAAAAAGCAAGATTAATTTAAACCAAATGTATTTTATCTATATGATTTTTAATGGATTAAAATATAATGACAACAACAGTTTATAATTGTAAATATGTTTTTTATTAACGCAATATTGATTTGGATCAAGAAAAATTAAAATAATATTAATTTTATTGCTGAGTATCTAATGTTGCGCTAGTGTTAATTTTAGCCAATCCAGTAACCAACGCGGAAAAAATATTTTCCTTTTCGCCTGGATGGCTGTGCGCTAAATCTTCATAAAATAATTTTTGTTCGGGTGATTTATCTATGAAATGCAAAGAGTTACTGTTAATTATAGGAGTGCCGGGACGCTATGAGGTTTATTCTGACGGAAAAGGCGAGTTTACGGCACTATCACTGCCGGATGCGGCAATTTTAATTACGCCTGAGGCTCATTTTCAGTGCATTGAGCGCCTGACTCCCTTGCCTGTTCCTGAAACTGATTTATAATAATCAGTGCCGGCCTGAACAACTGGCACCTGTCGCGTCACCGGAGAGATACCGATGGCGCATACAATCTGCAGTTTTCCCCAATCACTGACGTGTAATCGCGCCGGTGATTTTATGCGTCTGTCATCCTGCGTGGTGGCGGCATGAAACAACAATTCCACCTCATCAACGAACACATCCGGCAGAACGCCATTGATTGCATCAGGGCATTGCCGGTCGATGCAAAACGCCCATTGGTTCTGGATATCCGCGAGATGACCCGCTCTCTTGCTCAAAACAGAATGCTTTGGTCTTGTCTCAATGATGTTTCAGAGCAAGTTGTCTGGTACGGAAAAAAACTCAACTCAGAAAGTTGGAAACATATTTTTAGCGCCAGTCTAAAAGGGCAACAGACCGTTCCTGGAATAGACGGCGGATTTGTTGTGCTCGGTCAGTCAACCAGCAAAATGCGCGTCAGTGAGATGCGTGACTTGATAACCCTGATTCATGCCTTTGGAGCAGAACGTAATGTGCAGTTCAGTGATGAGTCTGCATGTGCTCGCGAATGGGCTGTCCGTTTTGGGGGTGAGAATGATCAGTAAAGTCCGAGTTGACCAACTTCTTTCCTTTGATGAAAAAAACGGTGTTTTTGTTTGGAAATTAAACCGTGGAGGGAAAGCGCAGAAGGGATGTGTAGCTGGCGGAGTTGATAGTAAAGGGTATAGGCAGATCCGTATTGATGGGACGCTTTATCTTGCTCATCGACTTGTCTGGTTGATCAAATATGGCGAGTGGCCAGAGCACGATATTGATCACATCGATAGGGACCCGCTTAACATTAGGCCGGAAAATCTCCGTAAATGTACTGACCATGAAAACCAACAGAATGTTGCCCCAAGGAAAGATAACAAAAGTGGAGTGGCGGGGGTTTATTTCTGCGAAAAATCAAAAAAATGGAAGGCGCATATCACCTTTAAAGGTCGCACATTCCATCTTGGAACATTTTCCACATTTGAAGATGCAGTTGAAGCTCGCCTGAAAGCAAAGCATGAGTTTCATACGTTCAGCCCTAAACAAATATTAAGCAGTAAGCAGTGGGGTGAACGAAATGCATAGCCCACTCGCCAAAGTCATTGAGCGCGGCATATTCCGCGTACCGGCGCGTCGCAAGCGCAAAGTCGAAGTTAAACCGTCAGATATCCCGACCCTGAAAGACTATACCGTTCGCTTGGTCGATAAGAAGTGGCTACGCCTGAGAGCAAGGAGGCCACATGCTTAAACGTACTCAGCGCCGGTGCAAAATCTGCCGGGCAAAATTCACCCCAGCATTCGAAAACCATCGTTGGTGCTGCCCTGAGCATGGCGCTGAATTTGCCATGCAGGAACTGGAGAAGAAGCGCGATAAGCAGGCCAATGCGAAAGAGAAGAAAGAGCGCGCAGCCTGGCGCAAGCGCAAAGCAGCGGTGAAACCTCTTCGACACTGGGAGGATTTAACTCAGCGGGTCGTTAACGACTATATCCGCGAGCGTGACCACGATCTGTCGTGCATCAGCTGCGGCACGTTCGATACGGTGCAGTGGGAAGCCGGTCATTACCGCTCACGCGGTAAAGCATCTCACCTGCGCTACAACGAGGACAACATTAACAAGCAGTGCCATCACTGCAACGTGCAGATGTCAGGTAACCAGCAGCAATATCGTATTTGGCTGATACGAAAAATAGGGCATGAGCGTGTTGAAGCGCTGGAAAACAACAATTCCCCACACCGATACACCATCGAAGAACTGGAAAAAATCAGGAGGCATTACAGCGCCCTGAGGCGTCAGCTCGTAAAAACCGGGGGGGCGGCATGACTACCGAAACCATAGCAGCGCTTAAAGCACACTGGCAACGCCTCCGCCTTTATCGTTTTTCAGGATCGGTTATGACGGATTACCGAATCATCCGTAACGCAGCCAGGTTAATCCAAAGAGCAGAGGCCACGAAATGAATACACAGTATCTTGAGTTTGTTCGACAACAGCTCATCGTGGCAACCGCTGATCTGAGCGGAACAACAAAAGGGCAACTGGTGGCGTTTGCTGAGAACGCCACGTTCACTCCAACGGCACGCAGTCGTACCAGAAAAAAAATTATCCATCCACAGACGGGCCGGCTTGTAAACCCATGTAACCCACCTATACCTGGCAAACAATCCTGCCCTAAGGGGACGTCGATAGCCCTTGTTCAGCCGATTGAGTACTCATCATCATCATGGCGCAGAGCTGTTATCTCTCTCGAGAATCACCTGAAGTCCTGGTTGCTGTGGAATTACAGTGAAAATATTAAATTTGAGCACCAGATATCCATTACCCGCTGGGGGTGGCAGGAATTTAAATCCCGTATCGGTGAAAAAAAAGTCACAAAAAAAACAATGGAAAGGCTAGAAAAATTAATCTGGCTCGCCGCTCAGGATACAAAAATGGAACTGGCTGGACTGGATGTTTATGAATTACAGAAACTGGCAGAACTTGTTGATGTAAAGCCGTCAAACTGGTCAGAAACTTTTTCTGGGCACTGGGAATCAATGAAGGGCATATATCGAAAAATGGACGCCGAAGCATTATTGGCGGTTTCTCGGGCCAGATCACAACAAAAAGCGATTAATTTTCATTGCGGAGTTGCAAAACTGAAGTGAAGCAGATATATTTTAATAAATTTTGATATTGTCGCCAGAGCTTTAAGTGACGACGATTAATAAGAGCCTCGGTTTAACACCGGGGCTTTTTGTTTCATAGCGATCTGAATTGATTCAGATTTTTCAGCTCCAAATCGCATAATGAATTGTCTGAGGTGGCGTATGCTTATTCGTGATTTATCACACAAGGAGACGGCAATGAGCATTACATTTCAGGATATCAAGAATAAAAAAAACGAGCTTGACAAGAAGATAGCTTTTCGTGAGGCGACGCTCAGGGGGGATGCAGCAAAGCTGATGGTCGCATATCGTGACTCTTTATCTTTACCCAAAGCGGAATGGTTTTGTTCTGACGGGCGAGGGAGGCCATATGTTGAGTCAGGTTACCTCATGAATGGTAAATTTGCTCCCTGTTCAGTGAGTGGATTTTCTCTTGACGAAGAGCGACGCCTGAAATTCATGATAAGTACTGTGGTGAGTGATGATGGGCTACATGCAGGAGAATATTACCTCGTTAGCATTGGTATGTGGTATGAGGAGAAAATGCTGCATGTTTCTGTAGGCGGCGTTCCTGGCAGCATCATTGTTGCATGTCATGATGATACAGACTCATATTTTGAGGTGTGTACAGCTATGAAGGACGTTGTATTCCGTTCATTCAATGATCGCCGTCTTGATTAAACGACAATCCCGCCTCACGGCGGGGTTTCTGCATCATCTTCCCTGCCGCGTTCTACACAGAAAATTGAATTAAAATCCTGCTCCAGCCGTCGCAGGTCAATAACATCGTTTTCATCATAGTCATCCGGAGGTGCTCCAGGAAGCGCTGGAAAATCACTCATCGGCGATCCCCATGTGTTTTTTAAAGCCAGATAATGCGAGCTGAATAACCTCCTTTCCGTCCTGAGTTGCGAAAAATCCAGGCAATCCGTTCAGGTTAGCGCTGAGCCACTGTTGATCGTTAACGGTCATCTGGCCGCCGATGGAGTTCAGTACGGCGACTGCCGGGTGTGCTGGCTGCGCCGGCGCTGGTGTCTGATTAATTACTGCCGGCTGTGGTTGCTGTTGTAACGACAACTGCCGCTGAACCTCCTGCTGAATGAGCTGCTGGATGTTCGGAACAGGCTGTGGCATTTGCTGCTGTGGGGCCTGCTGAGGCTGCATAAATGGCTGTTGATACTGATTCTGGTATGGCTGCTGGTACTGGGCCGGGTTGGGATAGGTCATTTGCGGTTGCTGTGCCATGAAATTGAGTTGATTTCTCATGTTTTCGAGTTGCTGCATGTACGGTGTCTGAAACTGGTTGTTAAACATTCTGGCTCCTGAAGTAAGGCCCCCGAGGGGGCCTGATTATCAGATTTTGGTGTTGATGGGGTTCGCAGTCTGGCTCGCGCCAGTGAGCGTACCGCTACCAATGTTGATCTGAGCATTGGTGGCTTTAGCCAGTTGCCCGATATCGTACAGCTCACGCTGGAATCGGTCGAAAAACAGCGCCTGAGCCTGAGCCTGCTGTTGGAACTGCACAGCTGTCTGGTTCTGGTTGTTGATCATGTTGATTTCCAGCCCGTGACGATCACGATCTCGGCTGCGTTCATTACGCAGTTCGATGATTTCGTCCTGACGCTCAGCAGCGATGCGGTTCAGTTCCAGGATCTGGTTGTTAGTAATCAGAGCGCGCGTCTTCTCGCCCTCGTTGTGAGTAGCGGTAGCCAGATCGTACCGGGTTTCACTCAACTGCTGGCTCAGCTGGAACATGGTATTAGCCTGTGCCAGCTGAATTGCTGTTTGCCCCTGTTGCAGAGCGATGGTCTGCTCCAGCGTCTGGGTGGTCAGTGAATCCTGAGCCTGTGCCAGCGCCAGTTGAAGATTTGCCTCTGCAAGCGGGACAGCGGCCTTGATATCGCCCAGGTCGCTTAACTGCTGAACGTCCATGACATCATCAACTGTGCAGCAGCGGGTCTGGCAGCAACAATTGTTGTTGTTGTTATTCAGAGCGGCGATTTCCGCAGCAGTGATACCGGCAGCAGCGGCGCCGCCGCCCCAGCCACCGCCCCATCCGCCGCGGAACAGAGACGCAGCCAGGATACCGCCGAGCAGACCACCGCCGCCAAACCCATCGCCGCAGCCACCGTAACCGCCGCCGTAACCGTAGGGTTGGGTGGTGAAAACATTTACCGGCTGTTCCATATGTGAGTCCTCGTGTTTGTGCTTGTGCTTGTGTTTATGCTTAACTTTGTGGTGATGTAACTCGACATCCTTAGCAATGATGTCGTCAACTTCACCGACGTCTTCTTCAGCCATTGTCAGCCTCCTGTCGTCAGACATAAGAATTTTCGTCTCCGGCTTCCCATTCATCAATAACGTTAAACAAATGTTATGGATACGAAGAACATTGCTGTGAGGCGACCTTGCCGCGCGTGCGGCACGCTGCTGTACTTATGCTCTGTATGCGGGCGATGGTATGCACCAGGTCGTGCAGACCAGATATTCTGCGGCCCAGCGTGTCGAATGCGTAAGGTGAGGGCAATCAATATGGTGGCGAGTAAAGACGGTCGTAAACTGCATTTACTGGGAGAGGTCAGAGATGGTGCGCGTGTTCTGGTGGCGGTTAAATGGTACGATAAACATAAGAAAATCTGGATTTTAGAATTAAAAACCAAAGAAGAACTGGATTGATTAATTCCCCGCCACGGCGGGGTTTTTTATTTAACGCTCCCGCGCTAAAAGCCGGACACTATCAATTGTTTATAACTGCAGCGGATACGGCCGGGAGCGTTAAATAAAGAGTAATCGTGAAAATGGGCGACCGCCTGGCTGGTGGAACAGCTGGCGGCCATTCTGCCCGTGATTCGAGTCACGAACAAAACCAAGGCCCACCCGTCTGATCAGACGAAATAACCCTGGCATGGATTTGTTCATTTAACAACTATTCAACATGAATAAATCCCCGGATGGTGGGGTGGGTTATGAGAATGGATAAATATACAACAGGCGCCTCATATGGCTGGGGATCGTTCACCACCATGCTGGGCGCAATTACGCTGAACGACTGGGCAATTATTGTAGGTATCGCCTGCACGCTGGGGACGTTCCTGGTTAATTCATACTACAAACGCAAGGACTACGAGTTACGCAAAGGCAACGGAGGGCAAAATGCTGAAAACACTCAGAAGTAAAGTCGCCGCCGTTATCGGCGCCGGTGCTGTTGCGATTGCCACTGTGCTGTTGAGTGGTCCGGATAGTTTAGAGGGGAGAGTGTACGTTCCGTATCGCGATGTCGCAGGAGTTCTAACAGTCTGTGACGGACACACAGGGAAGGACATCATCCCCGGAAAACGATACACAGATCCTGAATGTGACGCCATTTTTCATGACGATCTGGCTGCGGTGGCCAGGCAATTAGACCCCCTCATTAAAGCCGAAATACCGGAAACCACCCGGGCCGCGCTTTATTCATTTGCATATAACGTTGGTACCGGTGCTGTTGCAGGATCCACGCTGCTGAAAAAACTGAATTCAGGTGACCGTGTCGGGGCCTGTGATGAGTTGCGTCGCTGGGTGTATGCCGGTGGTAAAAAATGGCAGGGCCTGATCAACCGCAGGGAGATAGAGCGAGATATCTGTCTGATGGAGGCACCATGAAACTGCGCTATCAGGTGATGTTAATCTCCCTGGCTGCGACGCTGATCGGCGGGATTATCTGGTCTGCCAGTCATTATTACGAAAAATATCAGATCGAACGCCAGCGGGCAGACGCCGCAGATCTTCAACTCCAGCAGGCTACGGCCACAATTGCAAACATGACAGCACGACAGCAACAAGCCTCAGTGCTGGATGCACAACATACGGAGGAATTACAGCGTGCGAATGCTGAAAATGATGATTTGCGGCGCAGGGTTGCCGCTGGTGGTTGGGTGCTCGTCAGCGGTAAATGTCCCTCGCCAGCAACTGCCAGCGCCAGCAGCGTGGGCAATGCTGCCAGCGTCGAACTCACTGGAACTGCTGGACAAAACATTCTCGATATCCGGGCCGGAATTATCAGCGACCGACAAAAAATAAAATATTTACAGGATTTTATCAGAGAGCAATGCTGGTAGGCATTACAGGCGGCTTTTACGAGAGCCGCCGATAATGCTATTCGACTACAACCCACTCTCCGGCGCTGTCTTTTTCTACCTCTATCAGTGAACCAAACTGTTGCTCTGGTGTCTCCCCGCTGGCGTTTACTTCCCACTCCGGCATTTCTGCGAGCCAGTTTTCTTCTGTATCAACGGAGCCTGTAGCCGGGTTCATGAGATATGTTTCTTTGATCATAGTTAGCGCCTCGTCTATGTTTTTTTTGCGGTTTTTTAGCATGACAGTTATATCGGCGGAAACCAGGTCGGGGATCTGATATTTTCCTGATACCCAGTTCCGGATTGTACGGTCACTGACTGACAGAGCTGCAGCCATGTCAGTCTGCCAGCGTTTTCCGAAAGCGGCCTCACCGGCCGCGATAAGTTTTTCTCGTTTCATCGTGCTGCCTTTACCTCAGCCCATATCTCGCGCAGAGCCTGAGCAAACCAGTCGCGGAGAGAAAGCGCTTCACCCCAGCCATTTTTCTTTCCCGCCAACTGGCGAGCCATTGACCACGCGCGTTTCATCATCAGTGATTTGTTAATAACGCCGTTTTCAATAACAGCATTAGCGTGACCAGCAGTTTTATTTTTGCGACGTAACATCATTTTAAAGCCCTCTGGCTATTGGTCGGGGCCAATCCCCTTACCATGGAAACACTATAACATTCCTAAATTTAGGAATCAATGTTTTTATTTATCAAAAAATGCCATCAGGCATTGCCAAGAACTTTCTCTAAGAGAGTTTAAGGCAATGCCAAAGCATACCAGCGGCACCTGCCGCGTCCCCTTCTAACGTAATGGCCGCTGGTGGCTTTTTTATTCTGAGGCGATTATGAAAATAGCCATTGATTATGACTGTACGTTAAGTATGGCTATAGGTCTGTTCTCACGGTTTATCGCTGATGCTCGCTCTGCTGGTCATGAGGTGAAAATTGTCACATATCGCCATCCTGACAACCGGTACGACGATATCCTGCAGATTGCTGCCATGCTGGGGATTGAGGTGATATTCACCGATCACAGGCAAAAAGCCGAGGTCTGTCTGCGCCTCGGCTGGTCACCGGATATCTGGATAGATGACAAGCCGGAGCACATACCTACCGAACACGGGATGAAGAAGGTGCTCAGGAAGCAAGCGAAAAGGCGAACCGAAGGAAAACGGTGATTTATTTTATGCTGGTTTTTTTGCTTACTTTGGCTATTTTCAGGATAAACGATCTGATTTCAATCAGAGGTGTCTCGGTTTTACCGAGTGTTATATTTATTTAACCAGAGGAATGTTCTGTTATGGCGCTCACAGACAAGCAAGAAATGTTTTGTCGCGAGTACCTCATCGATTTAAACGCCACGCAAGCGGCTATTCGGGCGGGGTACAGCGAAAAGACAGCCAATCGCACTGCGTCCGAAAACATGTCAAAACCTGATATCAAGTCCAGAATCGCCGAACTGAAATCGCAACGCAATGATCTGGTTGGCATAAATGCAACATACGTCCTTAATCGTCTCGTTGAGATAGACCAGATGGACGTTCTCGACATCCTTAACTCTACCGGGGAGCTAAAGCCGGTAGTGGAATGGCCAAAAGTATGGCGCACGACTCTATCAGGTCTGGAGGTCGTGGAAATGGCATCAGAAGGCAACACTGCAGCGCTGCTAAAAAAAATTAAGTGGCCTGATAAGGTCAAAAACATTGAATTGCTCGGCAAACACATTGACGTGATGGCATTCAAAGAGCAGGCAACCCACGAACACACCGGCAAGAACGGTGGCCCCATCGAAATGGCAACTATGACAAAAGAAGAATACAAAGCAGCGCGGCGGGAGATGCTGGAGGATGACGACTGCTGAGCAAAAGGCTTATGCCCGTAAGATTGAGTGCGAAGAAGACGGGCTCTATTATGCTCGCTACTTCTTCAAACAGCGCACTGGCGGAAAGATGATTGTCGCGCCGCACCACAGGGTGATTCAGAAAACACTGGATCGCGTCATTGATGGTGAGATACAACGCCTGATCATTAACGTCCCGCCGGGTTACACGAAAACGGAACTGGCAACCATTAACATGATGGGTCGCGGACTGGCGCTAAACTGCCGGGCCCGCTTCATGCACCTGTCCTATTCGCATAATCTGGCATTGCTGAACTCCTCCACGGCGCGCGGCATGATTAAGTCGCAGGCGTACCAGTCCATGTGGCCTATGACGCTACGTGATGACGCAGATAGTAAGGCTATGTGGTGGACTGAGCACGGCGGCGGCGTTTACGCGTCGTCAGCTGCTGGACAGGTTACCGGATTTCGTGCCGGGCACATGGAGCCAGGCTGGCAGGGGGCGTTGATTATCGATGACCCGGTTAAACCTGACGATGCATATTCCGAGATCGTCCGTGATGGCGTGAATAACCGTTTTAACGAGACAATAAAATCACGACTGGCGGTCGAAACGACGCCGATGATTGTCATCATGCAGCGTATTCACTACCACGACCTGAGTGGCTATTTGCTGCGTGGAGGGAGTGGTGAGAAATGGCATCACCTGAACCTGCCGGTGATCATCGACAACAGCCAGTCATACGCTGCGCAATATCCCGAAAACACCCACGCCATACCCATCGACCATGGGCTGCATGATGGCTGGCTATGGCCGTTCAAGCATAACGAATCGCACCGCGTATCGCTGTTCTCGCACAGGCGCACCGCCGAAGCTCAGTATATGCAGAAGCCTCGACGGTTTAATGCTGAGGGCGCGCTGTGGACTGAGGTAATGATAAGTGCGGCTCGCGATCTGCAGATTCATCACGACAAAGTTCGCACAGTCGTAGCTATTGACCCGCAAGCAACAAACAGTGATGAAAGCGATGAAACAGGGATTGTTGCTGCCAGTTCATACGGTGCCGGTGATAAAAAACAGTTCTCTGTTGATGGCGATTACAGCGGTAAGTATTCCCCTGCCGGATGGGCGAAGAGGGCCATCCGGGCTTACGAGCAACATGAAGCAGACGCAATTGTTATCGAAACCAACCAGGGCGGTGACATGGCGGAGGAGACGCTCCGCAACGCTGATTTTGAGGGGAGAATAATTCGCGTGCACGCCAGCAAAGGAAAGTACGCTCGCGCTGAGCCAATATCGGCGCTGTATGAACAGGGTCGGGTGGCCCACCACGGCAATCTCTATGTGCTTGAAAACCAGCTAATGGAATATATACCGACCACGGCAAAGAAATCTCCCGACCGTCTCGATGCGGCAGTTTATGCGCTCACTGAACTCGGCGGCACTCAGCCGATGGGAATGATGATTCCAAAACGCCTGCAAGGTCGTTAAACTGAGTAATAAGTGGCTAGGGTAGCTCCCGAAAAGCGGCATCGTCACCGCCTGCCACTGATAACCTGACGAGCAACTAAGGCGAGGTTGTACATGAGCATCAATGAAAACAGCGATTCCTTTGAGCTTATCGTGAAGTACGGTTTGCATGTTAAACCATCTGAAAACAGCGCTTCAGGTAAGCGATTTGCAAGCGTTGGATATCCGGTAAGTGAATGCCACTTGGAGTATGTGCATGAAGAGCTGCCAGGTGACGAGCTTGGAAATAAGATTGCATACCGTACTGCAATATTTCGCGCAGTTCAGGCCATAACAATCCTGCACGACTTGCAAGATGGGCGAGGCTGAGATGAAAAATTCCCTCACCGTTAATCTTAGAGGTGCGGAAAATGACGTCTCTGTTGATATTCTGAATGAAAAACGTATTCAGGCCATTTCACAGTTACAGCATGAAGAAGAAAACGTTTATCGCTCCGCCATTGCTAAAAGATTTGGTGAGTTTAACGATGAAAATGCCAAGAAATGCTCGTTGCGAATGGCTGGCAGCATTAAGCAACTCATGTACGGTGAAGATATTCTGTGTGAAATATATCCCTTTGAACAAACAGCACTTCCAGGTTCTAGTGCATCGAACCGGATAACGCTTACGCTTAAATACAGAATTATTTAGTAGTTAAAGTTACGAATTAAGGTCGCCACGGCGGCCTTTTTTATTGCCTGAAATACAGCAATGAGGTTCAGATGAGTGCATCAATGCCAGCATTTAACAACGGGCTGCGGCTATATGAGGAAAATGGCAGTATCGGAGTATGCACGATGGATGGCAGGCCAATTAATGGCCTCATTTCTGTGATTGCGCATTCTGAATGTGGAGCAATCACCAAAGCCACCATCGAAGTCGAAGTTGTTAACGCTGAAGGCGAGAAGGCAACCCACACTGCTAACCGTTATAGAAAACCATCCACTACCTGGTGAGGACCCAGAATGAATAAAAACCTCACTCTGGCCGTCAACCATGCATTGAATGACAGTATAGCGCGTGCGCGTTCTGGACTACTCAATCACAGCATGGGTATTGACGCGAAACGCTCTACTGCATGGTGTGAGTACGGATTCAAGGAAACTCTCGATTTTTTTGACCTGTATAAACTTTACCGGCGAAACGGGATCGCTAACGGCGCGGTAAATAAGCTGACTGGCAACGTCTGGAAAACAAACCCTGAGATTATCGAGGGCGAGAAGAAGAACGAATCTGACGCAGTTACGGCGTGGGAACAGCGAACAAAAACCGTATTTACTAACCGATTATGGCGTGTGTTCTCTGATGCTGATCTGCGCCGGCTGGTGGGTCGATATTCTGCCATTCTCCTGCATATTAAGGACAACAGAGGGTGGAATACCGAGCCAACAAGAGGGCGAGCTCTGGAGAAGGTCACCTCTGTATGGGCTGGGGCAATCAAGGTTAAGGAGTGGGATACGGGCATTAACTCCCGGACCTATGGCCAACCGAAAATGTGGGAATACACAGAGCAACTGGCAAATGGATCGGCGCGTAGAGTTGATGTTCATCCTGGCAGGGTATTTATCCTGGGTGATTATTCTGATGATGCTATCGGGTTTCTTGAACCTGCATATAACGCCTTTGTCAGTCTGGAGAAGGTTGAGGGTGGTTCTGGAGAGTCTTTCCTGAAGAATGCCTCTCGTCAGATGAATATCAACTTTTCTGACGGCATTGATTTCAAAAACATTGCTGCGATGTATGGCGTCAGTGTTAGTGAGTTGCAGGAGAAATATAACGAGGCCGCCAGGGAGATAAATCAGGGTAACGATGTGCTGCTGATTACCCAGGGTGCAACTGTTACTCCGATGGTTACTGAGGTCGCGGATCCATCGCCAACCTATAACGTCAACCTGCAGACTGCCTGCGCGGCTGTTGATATCCCGTCCAGAATCATCATTGGTAATCAACAGGGTGAGCGTGCCAGCACGGAAGACCAGAAATATTTCAATTCCCGCAGTCAGTCATATCGGGCAGATCTCTCGTTCGAGATAGAGGATTTCTGCAACAAGCTGGTCGGGCTGGGGATTATTGATGATGTCCAGCAAAAAACAGTCATCTGGGATGACCTCAACGCCCAGACGGCAGCAGAAAAACTGGACGGTGCTTACAGAATGGCACAGATAAACGCAACGATGCTGGCCGCTGGAGAGCAGCCGTTCAGTAGCGCAGAAATTCGTACAGCGGCTGGCTATGAGGGTGAGCCAGAGCCGTTAGGTGAAGACGATGAAGAAGAAGCCGAAATCGCCAGTCCTCCCGGGTAATCCTAAAGATCCGACTGGTGTAGATCGTCTGGAACGCGGAGCCATGAAAGCATTCGCGGAACGCATGAAACGGATCAGAAAAGTTTACATCGATATTCTGGAGCGCATTCCGGCATCACCTGCAGTAAACCAGCGTTACGCGTTCGATCTTGATGTAACCCTTCTAACAATGCTGCTGAATAACGCCTCGCTCAATGTTGACGAATTACTCTACGGAAGCACTGAAAATAACTGGTTCTGGTCTGATTACGTCAGCACGGCATATCAGCGAGGTACAGCACAGGAATTTGCCAATCTCTCCCGGCAATCTGCGGTATATGCCGCGGGCCAGCAAAACCTTCAGACAATCCTCATCAGCGCGCCTTTCCGGAAGCGGATGGCATTGTTACGGGCCCGTCTCTTTGAGGAAATGAGGGGGCTAAGTGCTGATGTGAAGGCAAACATGGCAAGGATCCTGACAGACGGACTGGGTAGAGGGCAGGCTCCACGGGATATCGCAAAACGACTGACCGAGCAAACCGGTATTGAGTCACGCAGAGCAAACCGCATCGCCAGAACAGAGATCACCACCGCACTACGGCGTGCTCGCTGGGATGAGTCTGACGACGCTACAGAGCAGTACGGGATTAAAAGCAGACTCATGCATATCTCAGCGTTAAGCCCTACGACGAGGGCAACACACGCCGCACGCCATGCACATCTGTACACCACTGATGATGTCAGGGAGTGGTACTCAACCGGAGCTAACGCTATCAACTGTAAATGCAGTCAGATAAGTGTGCTGGTCGATGATGACGGGAAGCCTCTCGACGAAAAAGTTATCGAGAGGGCGAGAAAAACATTCAACACAATCAGGGCCCGCGGTTATGAATGGGCTGAGGATTAATTATGCCAATGCAGGTCAACGTCACCACCAGGGTGAATAACCAGTCTATCCGCCGGGAGGTTCACAACGGGCGGGAGCATATTGTTATACCGAGCTACACGTTGCCGGCCAATGTCATCATGAATAACGAACTGTATACGGAGTCTGAAATAGATGCTCATTACCGGGGGCTGGAAGGCACTCTGGCGCCGTTAGGTCACCCCACGGTTAACGGTCAGTTTGTTTCTGCGTTTTCACCTGAGGGCCTGAATGTTGGGTTTATCGGCGCGTGGAATCGCAACGTCAAAAAGGCCGGTAATCGTGTCTATCTGGAGAAATGGCTCGACGTAAACAGAGCTCAGGAGTCAGCGGGTGGGCGCGAATTACTGGAGCGAATCAAAGCTATCGAACGTGGTGATGATGTTCCGCCAATTCACACCAGTGTTGCAGTATTCCGCGAGCAACTGGAGGCGAACGAGGAGCAGAAAGCCGCTGGTGCACAATGGGTTGTGAAAATCCACGCTATGGATCATGACGCAATTCTGCTGCATGAGGTTGGGGCTGCCACACCAGAGCAGGGCGTCGGTCTGATGGTAAATGCAGATCAGGCTGTTCCGTTGCAGGCAAACGCCGGCGCACTGGTGGGAGAATCATACCGGGAACGAGAGCGCAGGCTGGAGAGGGCAGCTCAGGAAAAGTTTGCGTCAGGTTCAGATGATTATGCGTGGGTTGCTGATTTTACTGATTCTCAGGCCGTCATTGTTCGCAACGGTGGCAGTGCTCAGGTTTATGGGTATGCCGCAAACGGCGGAAAAATCACGTTTGACGATACCGGAACACCGGTTGCCAGGCAGGAGTCATGGGTCTCCATCATCGGTAACAAAATCAAATCACTTTTTACTCAGCAGGATACGCCTGCGACAAATCAGGAGGGCGACATGCCTTTAACCAAAGAAGAACTGGAACAGATCGGCGCTATCGTCGGTGAGGCAATCGCTGCCAACAACGAGAAGGCACTCAAGCCATTACAGGACAGTATTTCTGCTATCCAGACCAATCAGCAGCAACTCAGCGAAACACTGACCTCCAACAGTCGGGCGGAGGAGAAGACAAAGCGCGAGGCAGTGGCGAAAGTACACGGTGAAATCGTTGCTAACGCGCTGTCAGGTGAAGCGCTGGATGTGATGTTCAAAAATATCGGTCAGTCTGCGCCGCTGGGGGCTAACTCTGCACAGCAGCAGGAGGCAAACGGTGCGCCAGATCCATCCGTTTACTTCGGAGGTGCTAACTGATGGCCCGCTATCGTCGTGTGAATATTGATGGTAAGTCGCTGTATAAAACGGAAACCCGCAAAGCAGCTACTGATCTGCTGCCGGGCACGTTTGCTGTGATTAACGGCGATGAGTTCACCCAGGCATCAGCGCTGGTTGGCCGTCTGTATGTGTTGGATCCTGCGTTCAGTGAGGGGCTGAGCATCACTGACACTATCCCTTCCGGTCATTCAACCAGTGGTAACTATGTCGAGGAGGGGCGTGAACTGGCTGTGCTGTGTCCTGCAGGCACATACGCCAAGGATACACCAATTAAGATTGGTTCTAATGGCCGCGGGGCGATCGCATCATCTGATACAGATTCGGTGATCGGGTATAGCCAGGATGACGCTGTTATTGCAGCCGGTCAGACCGATTTCATCCGCGTGCGATTCCGCGTTGGCACGGCGGCGTAAGGAGAAAATAATGTATTTTGACCCTAAAACACTGGCTACAAACAGCCGTTTACGTGCTCACTGGGATTCGCTCTGGGGGCAACGCAATATCTGGAATACATCCCACCGTCTGATGGTTAACAATTATCGCGGTGCGATGGACACAGAGACGTTGGCCGCTAACTCCCTGCTCGGCGATGGTCTGGGTATTGATTTCTGGAAAGAGGTTGATAATCAGATTATCCAGTTGCGGGATCAGGAAATTGGCATGGAAATCGTCAATGACCTGATGAGCGTGCAGACTGTTTTACCCATTGGAAAAACGGCGAAACTCTATAATTTTGTTGGTGATATTGCGGATGATGTCGCTGTAAGCATTGATGGTCAGGCTCCGTATTCATTCGATCACACTGATTTCGGCAGCGATGGCGATCCGATCCCGGTATTCACTGCGGGGTATGGTGTTAACTGGCGTCTGGCCGCTGGACTGAATACGGTTGGTATTGACCTTGTTCTGGAATCTCAGTCTGCAAAAATGCGCAAATTTAACAAGGCGCGCGTATCCTACTATCTGGATGGAAGCAGCAAGATTCAGGTAGCCAACTATCCGGCGCAGGGGCTCCGTAACCATCGCAACACAGCCAAAATTAACCTTGGTTCTGGCGCTGGTGGTGCGAATATCGATCTGACCACAGCAACACCCGAACAGTTACTGGAGTTTTTCGGCCCCACCGGTCCGTTTGGTATGACGCTGCGCGCCAATAAAATAACCGCTCTTGATAAGTTGTGGTTGAGTGACGCTATCTGGGCAAATGTGTCTAAGCCATATGTTATCAGTGTAAATGGTGGTTCAAATGCTCTGCTCGGCGGTACAGTTCTGGATGCAATCAGGCAGTTTATTCCGGCCCGTGACATCGCGATGACTTACGCGCTCACAGGCAATGAGTTACTCGGCTATGAGCGCAGGCAGGACGTCGTGTCACCGCTGGTGGGAATGGCGGTGGGCACTGTTCCGGTGCCGCGAACAATGCCGCAACACAACTATAACTTCCAGATCATGTCAGCTGAGGGTCTGCAGGTTAAACGTGATGCTGAGGGTCATTCCGGGGTTATCTACGGTGCAAATCTGGGCTAAGGGGGATTCATGGCTAAGTATGAAGTTGTCCGTCCATGGCATGGTGTGGCACTGGGGGATGTGGTGGAGTTTGAAAAACTGCATCCGTCTCTGAAATCTCACCTCAGGCCGATTTCATCCGCCGCCGCGGCATCAGCAACACCAGCGGCAGAGGTAACACCAGCAACGCCAGCGGCGTCCAGCAATAAAGAGCAGAAAAAGTCCTGACATGTTTGCGCCAGTTGGCCGCCGAAAGGCGGTTTTTTTATGCCCCGCTTCGGCGGGGTTTCTTTTTCGGGAGGCGTGATGGTCATCTTTGAACAGGCGAGTGAATATCTTGATGGGCAGGGCGTAAATCTCCCTGAGTTCCTGCTGAATGCCCTGATTGAGCAGGTGAACAGTATTCAGGAATGCCTGGATGCTAATTACCCTGAATCTACAGCCCTCCTTATCCAGATGTATCTGCTGGGATTACTGGCGCTGGCGCAGGGGGATAAATATATCAGCTCACAACATGCGCCAAATGGTGCATCTCAGTCATTCCGGTACCAGTCATTTGCAGATCGCTGGAGTGGATCACTGAATTTGCTGCGATCTCTCGACAGGGAGGGTTGCGCGACCAACCTGATCCCCCCTGATCCAACCGTAACGGCTTTTGGTGGGTTGTGGATTGGTCGCGGTGGCTGTATGTGCGGGAATTAATATGATGTGGACATCAGTAGATGATGGGTTACCGACGCCGTTCGTTAAGGTCTGGGTGCTGACCGACACGGGTCGGCAGACAACGGCCTATATCAGGAGCGATGGAACCTGGAATTTTTTATGCCCGAAATTTGCAGCACAACAACCGGCCGTTGTGAAATGGAGGGGATAGCGAGTGAGCAAAACTGCAAGCTGGTGCTACACCAAAAATGCCACGTTCTGGAAAAATCTCGGTTTTAATGAAAGCGGTGATCCGCTTGGTTTTGCTGAACCGGTTATCATCAAATGCCTGTATAAATCAGCCACAGCCGCGAAACAGGATGCTGTGGGCGTGGAAATAACCACGACAATCACATTCTGGACGGAGTTTTCTGGTGCCCGGCGCGGTGATTACATGATGCCCGGTATTTCAATGGACCAGGACCCGGTAGCGGCTGGCGCTGATGAGGTGATGAGCGTTGATCTGGATGCCAGTGCGTTCGATTCATCACCGGACGATTACACCATCAAAACCGGGAGGTAGTCATGCCGGTACGAATAAGGGGATTTGAGCAGGCCAGAAGCAACCTGGATGACATAGTGAAAGACATTCAGGGAAAGAAGGCGGTCAGGGCACTGAAGGTTGCGACGGGAATTATTGCATTGCACGCCGCGCAGTATACGCCGATCGGTAAAACATCAACACTAATCAACTCACTGGCGCAGGATGTTACAGCCAGGGGAACCAGAATAACCGGCAGGGTAATTTACTCTGCAAACTATGCAGTGTATGTGCATGAGGCTCCCGGGGTTCTGAAAGGAAAGCGCCGCCCGGCATCGCAGGGAGGGGGTAATTACTGGGACCCATCGGGTGAACCTGAGTTTTTAAAGAAGGCTGCAGAAGAAACAGAAACCGAGGTCAGAGGGGCCATCGCCAGGGAGATGAGGTTATGACGCCACCAATGTATAAGCGGGTGAGAAATTTTATCGCTGAATCAGGACTCCTGACAGGATACATCATCCAGAACCTCATCTGGACAGATGATATTGCCGATACCAGAAAGACCAAAAGTTACGTTGTATTCAGACCTAACGGTGGAACCAATCCTGACAGGGAGCTGGGAAGTGAACATTACACCATGGTTGATGTTATCTCGGCAAGGGGACCATCAGCTCATCATCGGGCTGATAATACTGTAAATGCAATCGTCGATTACGTGCAGAAAAACCCCATATCAGACTCATGTCTCGGTCAGATAACCTGTCTTGGTGCTGTGCCGGCCCCCGTTCTGTCTGCTGAGGGTCGCCTGATTTACCGCCTCCAGTTCGCCTGCCTGTACGGCGAATAATCCACAAAACATTTTCTCCTGCCGCCTCCGGGCGGCTTTTTTACGTCTTTATGTCAAAGAGGAATTACCCACATGGCCGAGAATTGCACAACGGACAATACAAAACTGTTTGGCCGCGCTGTCCTCCTGGAGGTGGCTGACGGTTGCGGCGATACAGTACCGGCAGAGGCTGAATTTAAGCTGCTGATGCCCGGAACGTCGAAAACGTTCGATATGTCTCCGAATACCACGACGTCATCTGCTGATGATACCAAGGGCTGGGTAGAAAACATCGTGACCTCTAACGATCTGACGCTGTCGTTTGAGGGAGAGGTCCGCGTTAACGATCGCTCTGATCAATACGGCGTGTACAAATTCATCAAATATTACGTTACTGAGGTCAACAACTCGCGCCAGCCGACGCTGTGGGTGCGCATGAGTTTTGGCCAGTTGCAGATCCAGGGATATATGGTAATTACCTCTCTCAGCAATGACGGCGGCACTGATGACATTGTCACCCTGTCTACAGAGTTCAAAGTTGCTGACGGGGCAACGGTTAGCGTGACCGATATTACTGAAGAAGAGACGCCCTGATTAAGCGGGCGGCGCCAGTCACCCATGGAGGTTTTGTGACGCCATTAACGGAAATCGGGGAATGCCTGATCGGTGATGGCCGGCGGGAATATTTTTTCCGCCCGTCATTTGCTGCGATGACGAGGATTGGTGAGCCACGGGAGATAGTCAGGGTCTTTTATGACCTGCACAACACCGATCCGGATGTTGCAGATATCCGCTCTGTAATCGATGGTGCGGTGGAAACGTTTGGCTGTCTGCCGCCGTATATCCTGAAATACATCAACTCATACATCACCAGACAGGTAAATGACAGGACTCTGACGGCTGCCAGCACAATTATCCGGGCTTGCTGTGATGATGATGTTACACCACTGACCGGTGAGTTACGACAGGGTAAATCAGGGCGAAAGGGGATGCTCTGGCGCTGCGGTAAAATGTCGCCAGAGGAAATGCTGCTGGTAGCTCAGTCTCTGATACTGCATGGGATCATCGGCAGGGTGAAAATGCGCAAATTACAGCGGCATGAGTCATCAGCGACGGTCGGTGAGTTCCATGCTATCGAGTATATCAACGCAGCAAGGCACCATTTCGGTATCAGCAGGCAGGAGGCTGAAAACCTGACGATGACCGAATTTATCATGATGCTGAACACGAAATATCCCAGTCAACATGGATTTACACGAGAGGAATATGACTCCGTGGTTGATGAGCATTTCCGCAGGAAAGAGCTACGCCTGCAGAAGGAGAGAGAAAAAAACACTAAGTGACAGCCCGGCATAGTCCGGGCTTTTTTGTGTCTGCATATCACCGCGCATCTCACGCGCATTTCACACAGAACCTTTCAGGATGACCCTTGAGGATACCGGCTGGCTGTCGGTGCCTTTCTGTGGGCCGGATTCCTGTGAGACAAGGTTCATCACTAAAAGGTAATACCGATATGAAATATCCAACTGAAATTAATGGATTAGACTTCCGCGATCTGGTATTTGTGGCCGATAACGACCCGGTAACTGACTCGTTTATGGTGGCGAAGGCATTTGGAAAGTTGCCTAAAAACGTAATTCGCGACATTGAGCGAACTATCGAGGCCTGTCCTCCTGAGTTCGATACAAAACTCAATTTTGAGCTTTGCTATAAAAACAATGAGTTGCAGAACGGCAAGCCGCAGAAGTTCTATCGACTCCGCAAAGATGGCTTGATGCTTCTGGTCATGTCCTACACCAAAAAAGAGGCGATGCGCATCAAGATCGCCTACATCAACGCCTTTAACTGGATGTACGCAATGCTTCAGGTTGGTCGGCGCCAGTTTGAAGAGGAGCGTAATGCTGTGATGCTTGAGTTCATGAAGGAAAAGGATGTCGCCAGTATGTCTGGTCGCCTGCTGCGTCGCTGGGGGAAAGAGAAGAAACCGCAGTTACTTTCGCGCATTGAGCAATTGGACAAGCAAGGTCAGTTGGTATTGCCTGGTTTTCCTGGCGCACTAACCGAAGCGTGAAACCCACGGATCTGTGGTTTTTGAATAGCCCGCTTTGCTGGGCTTTTTTTACAGGGCATAACCATGAATACTGACCTGAGTGACGAACCAGAATACACAAACGGCAGCTATCACGAATTTCCGGCTGGCTCAACGGATTCACGCCTGAGCAGAATAGAGGCCGATATCGATCACGTTAAATCGATGCTGCGTGATATCAAAGATGATGCCCGGGAAGTGCGGCAGGACATGCGGAGCGACTTCAAGCTGCTTTTTGGTGCTCTCATTGCCGCAGTGCTGGGACTGGCAGGAATTATGGCACATGGGTTTGGGTGGCTATGAAAAAAACTCTTTGCACAGACTCACCAGGGCGATAGGCAGCGTTTTTAATATTTCCCCTTCCGCAGGCTACACAGAACGCCTGAAAAAAGTGTCCGACTCCGGCAGTATCGGGGGTGATTTCCGGTGTGCTGGTGATGAGCTAAGAAAAATTCTTGATTGTGAGGCAGAGGAATTTTCACCTGATAAGTCGAGCCAAAGGTGAGCCGGTGGTTTCGGTGATGAGGCTCAGTTTTCATCATCATCTGGCGTGATATTATTCGAGAAATTGCTTTGACAGTATAGCAATCAAAACGGTAATGATAATTGCCGAAACGATCTTCCATGTCTGAGCGCTGGCATCCTTATGGATATCTGCTTTTAGTGACTGAATATCTTCTTTAGTCGCTTTTTGTGATAAATCATCTTTAGTCGCCTTCTGGGATAAATTGGCATCAAAGTCGACCATTTTCTGAAGGATGACGGCGACATCCCTTGATGTGTTTGCTGATGATTCCCTCAGCCTGGAGATATCAATCCTTGCTTCAGAAAGATTGGTTTTAATATTTTCCACATCTGACTCAAGTTTTGCTACGCGAGCTTCTAACATGCTGTCTCCTCCGCCGCCGCCGCCATAATTACCAGCCACATCACCAGGCTGAACAAGACGTAGACGATTTTTAGCATCTAAAGATACATCCATCATAATATTATCATTCTTCATGGATTATGCTCACTAAAAAGTAGGCCAGAGCGGAATGAACAGGCTTGTTATCGTGATGAATGCACGCCTTAATCAGGTAGTGTCCTTCTTCATGAAATATGCACTTATCAAAGTTCAGTGATATTGATGCAGCCAGATTTTTTGCTGGATTTTCGCCACTCCTGGCTCTCATCCAGACGCCTTTTTCACCGCTTATATCTACTTCCAGATTGCCTTCAATTTTTAACAGGCTGGCCGTTATCCAGTAGGGTGTATCGCTCGAAAGGCCAAGAAAGTGAAGTTGGAAGTACATGTCCGTTGTAAGCGGAAGCGAACTGGTTTCTAAAACCAACATCGGCATTTTGTTACCGTCATCAATGCGATGATACGGGTAAAGGAATGCAATTTTTTCAGGTCTCACGGCTATCCTTACCATGCGTGGTGATCATTCAAAACCTTAGTAATGATGAGGATAACATGTAGCGTCGTAGCGATCAGCAAAAACTGGTAGCTAAAGTCAGGTTTCCTTAAGTTCGCATCCTGTACAAAACGAGATATCTGATGCTGACCCTCCCGCTAACAAGTGCTATCCTGTAACAAATTATTGCTATGGAGATGGGGATGTGAAGAAAGTTACATTGGCTGCAGCTGCAGTTACAGCAATTGTACTTACAGGTTGCGCCTCTGGCGGGAACAAGTCTATTGAGCAAGAAACACAAATTGGCGTTCAGAGTAAAATAATCAAAGGGAAGACGACTAAGCAAGATGTAAGGGCTGCATATGGCGATCCCACTGGAGTATCAATCTCTAGCGACGGGAAAGAACAATGGCATTATGTATTCACGAATACACAAGTCAGCGGTAAAGCTTTTATTCCTATTTACGGGCTGTTTGATAACGGAGCTACTACTAACATGAAGCAGCTCATAATCGTTTTCAATGGTGACGTTGTAGATAATTACCTGTTTAATAATTCAAACACAGAAGTTAAATCTGGACTCTTAAACTAACTTTCATCTTGTAGACCTCGCACCGGCGAGGTTTTGTCGTATCATTACGAGATGCCCCGGATAAACAGTCCGGGGCACGCTCTTACTGAGCAGCAATTTTCGCCCACTTGTGCATTTCTCGTCTGGCGGTATCTGCCCGTTTAGCCAGTTCCGGAACTGCCAGTGTTTCAAGATCGTCGCAGTGGATAACAACATAGCCAGAGCGTCTGGCCAGTTCCATTGATGTTTCTACTGACATAAAGCATTCGCCATCCTGTGCGTGGCGGACGTATGCGACCTGACCATCATTTATTACCGTCAGGAAAGAGTAGTTGAGGCGGTCGCCTGGTACGGTTGCGGGCAATTCCTGCTTGCCGATGAACTCTCCCTCAATAACTTTCGATGCGAGATACTCTACTGCTTCAGCCGTCTGTTTTGTGGTTAGCTCGTCAATATGCTTTACACCAAACTCTTTATGTACCAGCTTATAAACAGCCTGGTAGGTCAAACCGTACTTACCCATAATACGATTAACAATCCCGCGCAATGGGGTGCGGTCATCAACAGTTGTCTCTGGTGCTGGTCTGACTGCAGATCCTTTAGTCCAGTAGTCATGCAGAACGGTGAAACATTCTTCCTGATACTGAATCAACTTGTCGCGGATGTCGGCGCGTACCTTTTCAGGGTTTATACTGAACAGCCAGCCGTTGAGCTTCTTCAGGGGAATGCAGAGTAGCTTTCGCAACTTGCCATCTACGGCAACCATAGAGATATCTCTACAGTTGAATTTATCCTTCATTTTACGCAACTTAACTGATTGCCCTGTCCAGTCGATGCCGATGTTCTCCACAATCTGACGCATCGCTACGTAAGTCACTCCAGCGGCAACAGCAGTTAAAACTTGCTGGCCGTTGAACGGTACGTAAGAGGTGTTAACTGCTTCAAGAATTGCTATACTTGTCATGTCGGTTTTCCTTCGAAGATATACTGACATCAGAAGCCCTGACTGTTACAGCAGTTGGGGCTTCGCTGTTTCTGGCGATAAATTCTGTGACTGCCTTAACTATTAAGTAATTGATCGAGCGTTCATTGTTTTTTGCTATTAAATAAAGGCCATCCCGCATGTGCATTGGGAGTCTTACCTTTAACTGCCATTCCTGTTTCATTCACTCTCCTTGGTGGCACGGTGGAACCATTGATAATGTAGACCCACAGTGCCACCATGTCAACGATGATTTATGAGGTGACCCGATGGCTAGAGATGAACCAAAAGTAAACGTAAGAATGCCTCAGGAGTTGAAGGATAAGCTTCATGCGTTGGCGGCGCAGAACAAAAGATCTGTTAATGCTGAAATTGTTGCTGCCATAGAATTTTCCTGCAGAAAAGCATTTGGCGAGGTAATTGAAAGGGACGAAGGAACAGAGATTATCCTGAATGAAGGTGACTCCCTGGTACTTAAGTCTCAGATTGACACCCTGAAAAAAGTTGTCGAAACAGAGCGAAAGGTGGACGAAATCTTAGCAACGCTCGAAAAGTTTAAGGTGGATCGCTGACCTTGTGTCAACCATTTGCTAACATGTGAGAAAAGTTGCGGAGGGAAGATAATGAAGAGGATAGCGTTTTTATCGTTAATTGTTTTAATTTTTAGCACTTACTCGCACGCAGATGAATATCCAGAGATGAAACAATTGAAGGAGCTACATGCTGAAATATGCAGGGAGCATAGCAAACCAGATTTATGTTTGCGAGCTGTTGGTTATTTAATGAAAGGCGTTCAGACTGAAGGCGATATCTATAGCCAGTGTCAAGAACTTACAGAGGCACAGCGTGATAATGAAGAGGCATGTAGGGCAGCGATTGCTGTTCGCCAACTGATAAATGGCTTCAAATAATAATAAATTCATTTTTTATTTTAAAGTGAGATAAAATGTTCAAAATGATTGGTTGTATATTACTTGCAATAGGTATTTTCTGGGTTGGTTATGCTTTAATAATGGGCGTTACCGTTGGTTATGTAGATAAGGTATACAACGCTGGGTTAATGGCTCACAGGCAAATACATGCAATTGTTGGTAGCTCAGTATCAATAATTGGAACTATTTTTTTAACCGTAAGTGTAATTATTGAAAAAATTGATTTTATAAATAAAGAGAAGGTTGATGTTTTAAAAAACATGAACAATGGTCTTGCTGATATAGTTGATTTATATAAAGCAAAGTAATTATCAAATATATCAAAATAAAAAACTCGCCTAGTGCGGGTTTTTTTATTTCCGGAGAAATAAAATGCAAGTTGGATCCCTGTATATTGATATTGACATAGAAACAGCAAATCTTATTGAAAGCCAGAGAAAAATAAACTCATCAATTAATAATGTTGAGGCTGGTTTTAATAAATTAGATAAATCTGCAAACAGCTTAAATACAAATCTTACAAAACTTGCAACTGTAGTAAAGGGAGTTATTGCAGCTACAGCATTGCGCGAACTTGCTGGAATGGTCCAGAGATACCAGGAGATGGCAGAGCGTGTAAAAATGGCCACCACTGGTCAGGCGGAATTTGAACGAGTGCAAAAGCGCCTGTTGAATACTGCTAATGGCACGTATCGCTCATTATCTGAAGCGCAGGAACTCTACATCCGTACTGCCAGTGCTCTCCGCAGCATGGGATACACGACAGACGAGGCGATCGACGTCCAGGACTCACTGTCTTACGCATTTGTTAAAAATGCCACCAGTGCCGATAGCGCAGAATCAGCAATATCAGCACTTACGAAATCAGTAAACACAGGCAAGGTATCGGCCGATCAGTGGCTAACCATAATAACTGCTGTACCAACTGTTATTGATGATATAGCTGCCTCAAGTGGAAAATCATCGGCACAGATAAGGGCGCTGGGCACTGCTGGTAAACTGACTGCTACTGAACTGACTGAGGGATTGAGATCATCGCTGAACGCGAACGCAGAGGCGGCCGCGAACATGGCAAACAACCTGACAGATGCTGGAGTTCGTTTCAAAACGGCGATTACTCAATTACTGTCAGGGATTGAAAATCAGACTGGTGTTCTACAGGCATTTACTAATGGGATCATCTCTATTGCGGATTCCATTCTCGAATTCAGTTCAAAATCAGATAACCTTAAAGCGGTGATTGATGGGATCTCCGTAGCAGCTATCGCTCTGGCAAGTGTTGTTGCTGGAAGGCTGGCTGCATCCTTCATCACTGCGACACAGGCTAATTTAAAATTTATAGCAACAACTTATCAGGCTGCTGGCGCGCAGGCAGTATTTAATACTGCGCTAACTGCTGGTAAATCTATTCTGGCGCTTTTCGGTGGGCCATCTGGAGTTGTAACGGCAGCAGCAACAGCAATTTTTCTTCTTTATCAGAAAACAGAACTGGCAAAGAAGGAAAGCATTGCGTTTGCTGATAGCCTGAACGAGCTAACATCCAGCACTAATAAGCTGACTACAGCACAATTAAATGCAGCAATAGCAAAAACGGAACAGTCTATTAAAGCTCAGGAGGAAGCTATTAAATCCCTGCTTGACGAGCAGAAGCGACTTGAAGACGAAAAAGGATTTATAAAGTTAGCATCAAATATAAGAGGTGCAGAGCGAGCAGCTAAAGACCTAAAAAGAATCGAGCAGGAACTGGCGATTCAGGCAGAAAAAGTTGAAGAGGCAGAAAACAAGTTAAGTCAGACTACTAGTTCTCTGGGTATTTTACGTGCGCAGCTAAGTGGAGAATACAGGACCGGTATTGATCTGCTTAAGCGCGATGGTCGCGAGGCTGGTGTTACAGCTGGATTGATGAATCAGCTTGGCGATGCCATTAACTTCGCAGCAAGGGCAAAATCGAACTTTAACGCTACAAGTCTATTTGTTGAGCGTAGCGAAGAAGGCGACAAATATCTCGAAAGTCTGCGTCAGCAAAACCAGTTACTTTCCATTACTGATAAAAGAGAAAGGGCAATTACAGAGGCAAGGCAAAAAGCGCTTAGCACCGGGGTTGAGGCAGGATCAAACCAACTTCGCCAGATAGAAGAAGAGGCCGCTAAAAAGTTCGATTTGATTAAAGCCGATAACGACCGTAATAGCGCCCAAAAATCATCAGCTAAGTCATCTGATGAGGCTGCTACAGCGTTACAGCGCCAAAATGAGGAGATAGCACGTCTCAGCACCGGTTACAAAGAGGGCTCTCTGGAGCTGGCTAAATACGATGCTGTGATGGCGCTTGGCAACAAGGCGTCACAGCAGCAAATTCAGCAGGCGGAGAGAAATGCAGAGGCGCAATGGAGACTCAACGAAGCGATACGTGCTCAGGCAGCTATTGCTCAGTTAATCCCGGAAGCTGGTGAAGGGGTGCGATACGAACAACAGACGCGAGACCTGAAAGCTGCGCTGGATGCACAGATTATCGATCAGCAGACATTCAGCCAGCAATCGGAAAAAATAGAGCAGGAGCACCAGGCAAGTCTTGCAAAAATCCGTTCCGGTGAGGTTGTTACGCCGAAACACGCAGCGGCAGCAGAGGTTGATCCTGTTCAACGGCTTGCCAATCAGCACGCTCAACAGATAGCACTCATACAGCAATTTGAGCGGCAGGGAGTGCTGGAGCATGAGCAGGCTATCGCGCTGAAAACGGCAGCCGACAAAAAATATGAAACAGAGCGAACTAACGCGCAATGGGAACTCCTCAGCCAGCAAAGCCTCGGCTATGACATGCTGACGAGCGCTATTGATGCGTTCAGCGGTAACGCCTCCAACGCTATCACCGGGCTGCTAACCGGAACTATGAGCGCTACAGAAGCGTTTCGCTCGCTGGGTAACACCATCCTGAACAGTGTTATCAACAGCCTCGTGCAGGTGGGCGTTGAGGCGCTGAAAAACTACATTCTCGGCCAGACTCTCGGCGCAGCATCCACTGCGGCGGCAGCTACACAGGCCGGGGTTGTGGCGTCGGCATGGGCTCCAGCGGCGGCACTGGCGTCACTCGCAACGCTGGGCACCAATTCAGCGGCGGCAATCGGGGCCATTACCGGAACTGTTGGAGTCGCTCAGGGGCTGGCGCTGGCCGGTGCCCGTAAAAATGGCGGTCCAGTTTCTGCCGGCAGCCTGTACCAGGTGGGCGAGGGAGGGCTACCGGAGATATACCGGGCCAGTACCGGGAAGCAGTACATGATCCCCGGCGATAATGGCAGGGTAATCAGCAATAAGGATATGCAAAGCGGCGGGATGAATATTCAGATTAATATCACCAACGCTGCAACTGGCGCTCAGGTATCCCGGCAGGATGCATACGAGCAAAACGGCACAGCGGTTATCGACCTGCTGATTACCGACATCGAGCGTGGCGGACAGTTTTCCGGCGCCATGCAATCTACATTCGGGCTCAACCGCAGGGCTAATGGCAGTTTTTAATCTATCGTAGTGAAATATTGCAGTACATCATGACAAACATTTTGATATTGATTAACGAATAACCCGCTTTGGCGGGTTGGTTCATCATTCAGGTAGAGAATTCATGACAGTTTCCAGGTCCCTCCCCAGAAAACCTGACGACCAACCACAGGAGCCACAATGGTAAGCAAAATCATCGAAGAAAGAGCCGACAGCTACAAAACAGTTGGGACAATAAACCGCCCTTGTATAACCACCAGAGGTATCTTTTCTAAAGGCCGCTCCCATGTGCTGGACAAACTGCTCTTGTGCCCGATAACGCTCTATCTCATTCGTAAGTTCTACGCATTTGGCCTTCGCCTTGGACAGTTCTTCTACGGTGGCAGCATGGGCTTTTTGAAGTACGTCAATTTGCTCGCCAATGAAAGCGATGCGTTCGCGCAACACCTCGTTGCTTTGAACCGCAGAGAGAGCGCCGATACCAGTTTTAAGGGAAGCAATAATTAAACCAATGTCCATATTACCCACCAATTTTACAAGGGTATTTAGCCTAACCTGGTAAGGTGGTGTCGAAAATCCTGATAAAAGATCAGTGCAGCAACAACTGCTTTTTTTATTCCTGGAGGAAAAGTGGCGACAGTACGCTATCCAGACTGGCTCCCGCTTCCCCAGCGGGCAGATCAGAACTTTACGCAGGACACTGGTTTTCAGACTATTCAGCCAGCGATCGGGCCTGCGATTTTCATCCCGCAAACTACCGATTTGAAGGGGAAGTGGTCACTCAAGTGGATTTTTACCCTTGAACAAGCAGAGCGGTTTAAATCGTGGCTACGTTCGCCAAATTACTGCGACCGAGGAAATGCCTGGTTCACGATACCGATTGACCTCGGCGACACGCAGGGCGTGCAGGATCAGGAGGTTCATTTCACCAGTATGCCGGTGCAAACCAGTAAAAACGGCATAACAGTGACGTGGACTGCGACTGTTATTTGTAACGAGATAACCGATATCACCGAATATTATGACGACTGGATTGTCGAGGCTCCGCAGGGTTACGGGTACTGGCTCGATTATCTGGTAACTGCTGTTATGCCGGAGGCGAAATGACAACGCTGAGAGAATGGAAAGAGCGCAGGCCTGCCAGTGATCTGAAACAAACGCTGGAATTTTATCATTCGACATTTGGCTATTATCGGCTGGTAAACAATTCATTTCGACCAGCGACATTTGGCGGTAATGAATTTCAGCCATCGAGATTTTCCGTTGTAGAACCAGCACAGGATGGAACAACGGATATTTCCCTGACTATTACCCTCCAGGCTGGTTCTCAGGAGGTGCGGCAGATACTGAAAAAATGGCGCGGTCAGGCGCGTATGTCGCCCATCTCAGTGAAATATCAGTTGTGGGATAAAGTCGGCGATGAGGTGTCGCTAAAAACGTATAGCGTTTATGTGATCGGCGTTCCTGTTGGCTCCGAGGATATCACTGTAAACGCTGGCCACACAAACCCCCTGACGCTGGCCAACAACACCATATACACCTATCAGCAATTCCCGGGACTCCTGAGCCTATGACAGAGATAGAATTTGTACGGACTGTCACCGGCAGGCCGTGGGCTAATCGCGCCTGTACGTTTGATGAGCTGGATTGCTGGGGGCTGGTGGTGCTGTATTACCGGCATGTATTGGGGGTTGAGCTACACCACCTGCCAGATTACGAGTCAGGCGCTGATTTTGTGACGTGCTATGAATCGGCGGCGTCGTGCTGGCGCACAATACCGGCAGCGGTGCCCGGGTGTATAGCCGTGTTCTATCGTGGTGACGTTCCGGCTCACACCGGCGTAATGCTCACCCCTGTCAAATGCCTGCATTCCCGCGGCGAACACGGATTTGTCAGGATAGACAGCCCTGTCGCGCTGCTGCGCATCTACAGTCGTGTGGAGTATATGAGTTATGCCAAAATTTGAACTACAGCGACTGCCCGGGGCGCCGAAAGAGCGAGGTGCTATAGCTGCCGGAACACCCTTGGTGGAATGGCTGAATGGTCAGCGCCTTCATAATTGCGTGGTCATTAAACTGAATGGCCGCGAACTGGCTGACGATTTTGACATTAGCTACCCGTTGCGCGACCGCGATGTAGTGCATGTTTTCGATCAGCCTGAGGGTGGCGTAGGCAATCTGATAACATCTGTTTTGCGTCCTGTTACAAAAATTCTGTCAACCAGCCTGAAATGGCTGGGCGGGGCGCAAAAAACATCATCGCCGTCAATCTCCACCGGAGAATCTCCGAACAACGATCTGACACAGCAGACTAACCGGGCGCGCCTGTACCGTGGTCGCCCAAACAGCTACGGACTGACAAGAATTTATCCCGATCTCATACAGGAGTCTGGTTATGAATTTGCTGACAACAAAAAACAGGTTTTTGAATGGATGAATGCCGGGATTGGCCGCGGCATCATATCGTCTGTTCGGTATTCTGAGTCGTCACTGATCGCCCTGGCTGGTGGCAGTTATCGTGTTTATCAGCCCGGTGAAGTGATCCCGGAGATTCCCCAGCCGTATGCGTTTGATGATGTGGACGGGCAGGAAATCCCGGGCAGAAACGAGGATAGCGAGGAGATTCGCCAGCAGGCAACCACTGATAGTCTACTTAGTGGAATTTTTGGCGGCGGCCAGTTCCATGCGCGGATCCTCAAAAACAACGATTTTGACGGCATATACGATTCTCCGAGACCGCTTGCTGTAGCTGTGACAGTAAATGTCTCATATAACACGGCCAGTGGTCCGGTCACAAAAGACGCCAAAATTAACGCCTCGTTATTCAACGCAACAATTACAGACGACGGCGCAGAGATAAACCCGGAGCAGTATTATAATTTTTATTTCGATACCCTATCCGGTGCCGATTATGACGCACTTCCGGCAGATACCATTGTTAACTCAACGCTGTTTACCATTACCGAGTACGAAACAATTGTGATCGGGCCGTTTTTCGCTGCTCTGGAATCAGAGCAACTCTGGATACATCTCTACGCTAACCTCGGGAAGCGCTATGACGCGCCGGCGCGGGTTACGCTGTGGGCTGTGGACAGTGACAATAACGCGATCGCCGGTACAGAGGAAACGGTAGATATCGAGGTACATAACCCAACAGGCGGGCAGAAATATATCTATGTAACAAAAAAAATCACACCCGCTGCAGGCGTTCAGCGCTACGCGTTTCGCATCGAGCGAACCAACAATTCTCAGTCTGATTCGGTTCTGTATATCCATGGTGCACAGGCTGTTACTGTACGTCGTGACGTGGTTTATCCTGACGACACGATTATCATGGTCAGTCGTCGGGAAACTGAAAACCCGACAGCACTCAGCGACCCGAAATATAACTGCCTGTGGCAGCGTATGACGATCTCATGGACGCCGGAGGGTGGGATTGATTACACGCTGCGTGCCAGCCGGTCATTTGCTGATGCTGCGCTGCATGAATGGGTCGTTGTGAGTAAACAGGATCCGGAGAGGCTAGATCTGGCCGCACTATACGCCATTGCCGATAGCCTGCCCGATCCTCGACTTGGTTATTTCGACTGGACATTCAGCGACGAAAAACAATCGCTGGGTGAACGTATACAGACAATCTGCAACGCTGCCCGGGTGAGCGGAAACCAAATCGGCGACATGCTAACCTTCTGGCGCGATGAGAGAGTGGATTATCCTGACGCTGTTTTTGCGCGCTCAAATATGTTCTGGGAGGACTATAAGGTCGAGTACACGATGTCACTGCCCGGCGGCTATGACGGCGTGACGCTTGATTACACAGATCCTGTAACAAATAAAAAATCATACATCTATCTTCGGGTTGACGAAAACGGCATAGCTGAGGTTCCTGATGCGACCATTAACGCACAGCAGATTAGCCTGAGTGGTTGTCGCAATGCTGTGCAGGCGAACGACAAAGCGTGGCTGGAGGCGCGCAGGATGCTACATTCCCGTATCACAATGACCGCCCGGGTTCTGGAGTCAACGCAGGTTGTACGCGGTTCTGTCGTGCAGTGCCCGGACATGTACGATAACCGGCAGCAAACCGGATACCTGCGGGGCAGGGATGGCGATATGTTTCTGACATCTGAGCGTATCGAATTCGACGGCGATATGTGGGTGGTGATGAGTGACAGCGCAGGAGATTTCCGTGGCCGCTGGCGCGCGCAGCGGGTAGAGGGAAATCCCAGGGCATTTACCGCGAACGCTGAGGAATTTGATATCAACATTTATGATGGAAAACACACACAATCTCCCAGTCGGTATTTTATCGCCACAGATTCAGAGCTTAACTCTACCCTGTGGAGAGTGGACAGTGCTAAACCCAACGGTGATGAAACACAGACATTAACCCTGACTGAATATTCAGACGAAATATACCAGTAATTAATTTGTGTGCGATGTGTCAGATTTTATTCTGATATGTCTGCATAACTTTCATAAAGGTAATATAATGGCAGATTCATTACCAGTACCAACAAATAAACCAGTGCCAAGTTCTGATATAAGAGATTCTGTATATGCTGGCGCTATGCTTGATAAAATAATTACAAGCAGGGAATTAACATACACAGACCGCCTTGGAGGTGAGCATTATACTGCTGATGGCATTAAGCATGAGGGTGATCGTGTCATTGAGAATACACGACAGAATCTAATACCACTCAGCAGGCAATATATGTCAATTGCTGAAGCTCAGGCAGATATAGAAAATATACCTGATGGCTCTGCTACATATATCAGAAGCGATGACGGAAGCTCTCTTGCTGATGAATATATAAACAATGGGGGAGTTCTTGAGCCTACTGGTAGAAAAATGACGTCGCAATATGCGCTGGATAGCGTTTCCAGTGCGCTTTATTCTTCTGCGTCATACCAGTCTATAAAGAGAATACCTCGCGGACCCAGCAATATTCGCTGGGGTGTTATTTCTGGTGGTTTCTGGTTGATTGCAGTAGATGTCTCTGGCGTCTTAATTAGTACGCATAATCACGAAAACTATGAAAACACATTTAAAAATCTTGGTAATCCAGTACTTATATCTGCAATAGTAAAAGCATCACCATCACGTATACCGCGTGGGCCAAAAAAAGTAACGTCGGGGTTAATTGTTGGCGGATTATATCGCTGGTATCTGGATGATGATGGCAATTACGTTGATGGGATCAGCGATGCATCTGATTCTGTTTATGCGCCGGGTGTGGTACGTAGTGATATCGGCACGGGGCAGTCACTGGCGCTGGGCTCGCGTGGTTTTATCAATACAGCACCTGGTGGTGCTATTTCAGGGCAGGTGTTTTCTTCAGAGCCATCTCGTCATGGTGATTTATGCCTGATGCTTAATGGAGAGGACTCACCTGGAAATAGCATGGGCGTTAGGGTTTTTGTTAATAATGACAATTATACCCCGCCATCCATTGATGACTTTACTGGCGTCCAGCCAATTTACGAGCGATGGGATAATGGTGTTTTAGGAGAAACTATCTGGTCTGCATATGCAAATTCTTTGATGACATCATTAAAAAATGAAAAAAATGTCAGCTTCCGTTTATTGCCTATTGTTTCCGGTAAGGGCGCCAGCACGTATAATTCACTGAAGCGCGGCACAAATGTTTGGAATGCGATGTTTGCTGCAATTGATGCCGCACAATATTTAGTAGAAGAGCGTGGTTGGATATACAGAGTTGGTGATTTGGACACAATGCATGGCGAGGCAGAAATAAATACTACTCAGGCTGAATATGAGGGTTATTGTCGTGAGTGGCTTAGTGACTTCCGCACTGATGCAGTTAGCAGAACAGGACAAACAGCCCGCTCAATTAAAATGACGTTTAGTCAGTGCTCAACTGGTGGAACTGCATCCGAGGGGGTTGCCGCTGCACAGATTAATCTACATGAAACTGATGATAATTTCATTCTTTACTGTCCTAAATACCAGTTTCCCTATTACGACGCGCAGCATATGCTAGCAGAGGGGTATGTAAAAGTCGGTGAATTAAGAGCACGAGCAAAACGATTCATGCTAAATGGTAAAAAATGGGACTGCTTACGTCCAGTGGCTGCGGTATTATCAGGCACCACACTGACAGTTAAATTTAATAACTCTGTATCTGGCGATGTTAACACAGCAGGACCAATAGGAAGTCTTGTTCTTGACACTCTGCGCGGTAAAAACCCCAACGGAAATTATGGATTTTATATTTCTGACACGAGCGTAACGATTTTATCAGTTGCTATCGGAACGGATGGATCGTCTGTTGATATTGCTCTGTCTGCTGCTCCAACTGCTGGCTCGGTTGTTAAATATGCAATCGGAGAAACAGGCGCGGGCGGTGCTGTTCGCGATAGTGATGAGCGCGATAAATCCAGTTTTGACAACGATTTTATATATAATTTTTCAGTCGGGAAATCCCTGACAATCAACCAATGATTGGGAGTTAAATATGGTTACTCGCACAGCTATTGTTCTCGACGACATTCAGGGGCAAGCAGGTACAATTCCTCTGGATATTACACTGGAGGAAATTGCCGTGGCTAATATCCCGGGGTTAGTTTACTGGCCGTATATTAACGATATTTACGGGCGTGTTCCCGGGTCTAGTCCGCAGGCGCTCTACGATCGTCTGACAGATGACGCACTAACAACCGTCGCGTCACCATCATTTTCTATAGGCGCGCTACCAGACTCAAGTCCTGCCGTGATAATCGGTAGCCAGAATACCTCCTGGCGCGCTACTGTGCCGGAATTCAACAAGGGGGCTACATTTGCGGCAAAAATAGCAAATACAGTTGGGATCTCAAGTAATTCTGCGCCGGCAGATTCGACATTCTGGATCATGGATGATGGCGCAGGAAGATTGACATTTCGTGTTGGTTCGTACACATGGGCCGCATCAAATTACGACGGGCCGACATTAACTCCCGGAACTGCTGTAGCTGTGATTTTCAGAATCGACGCACTCACAGGGACCGTCACTCTGCGTGTAGGAGGATCGTACACTAAAATCGTGCAGGATGATGTGATGCGAAGTGCCGCGTTGCACCCCAATTTCCAGTTCGGTCTGGTGAATAACGAGGGCTCCCTCACATCACGCTTTGGAAATTACGGTCATTTGTTAGCTTTTGATAATGCGATCAGCGATGCGGACATGGATGCCGTTTTAGAGATGATGTAAGTAAAGCCCCGCCAGCGCGGGGCAAACTATTTTTTCAACACTTTCCATCTGCTGAACAGACAAATGTGCAACAAATTCAGCAGAAACGACTTTTTCTTTTACTGGTTCAAAAACCTTTGAATAGTCTGATTTTCTGTTTATTGAAAACCGCATAAATCCTCCATTGACTACTACACCACTCATGGATGACACACTTGCCAGTCTCCACAGTCCGCTTTCTAAGTGGGTGCGATATTCTACATAAAACTTAACATTGAACAACGCATCGCACAATAAAACTTAGTCTGCAAATGTGACACATAAGGGATCTATCCAACAGATTAGCACACGGAAATTCATAATATTATGCGATGAATGCTTTTTGTTAATCCTATGTTACTTGCGGGTAGGGTCTCTACCATGGTTTTTTGGGGCCGAAATTTCCACGAATCGTCACGAAAAAAATGCTATGTATTTGATTTTTAGCGCACGTATTTGCATCTTTTTTTGATTAAAATACGTACTCATATTTTTTTAATTTGTTGATTTTTAAATATGTTTTAGGTGTCTGGGCGAGAACAGGACTCGTATTCGGTCTTTTTTTATTCCCGCAATCTGGCGTTGTTAGTGCCATGGTGCCGGAACCGGGCGAGGTCCGGCGCTGGACCTCGAATCCGTTATATCACATCATTTTTACCATTAACAATTCTTTTACAAGAAAAATAATCATCTGCCTGAAGGCGCTAATAACTGCGCTATATGGGCGATTTCAGGCCACAGGAATGCTGCCCATGACGCTGCGCGTCGCGGTTATTTCCAGTGATAGCTTTCTTTCTGGCGGCCGGAGATAACGCCCGCGACGAAATGTTGTTCAGCCACCGCCGCAGGCTGCGGCGCCAGACTGAAGTAGCAAGCTGAAAACAGGCACAGGGTATAGCCCAACAGCTCCGTGCCTTCTTCAATACTGGTTTTAACGATATTCGCGTAGCCATCATTGAGCAGGGTTTCCCACAGCATGGTCATTCCGAACACCCGGGAAAAGATCAGTACCGTGACCAGCCCGCACAGGGTATAGGCAAAGCCGGGATGCAGAATAAATGTCGCCAGGCCTCTGGCGACAGAATCCCGCGCTTTCCAGGCGGCAAACAGCGCCAGTCCCGTGGCGCTCAGGGCGAACCATAACCAGGCGCCGTGCTGAATGAAGTCGAACCAGTAGTCCAGTTCACGGATAAACAGGGTGGCGTAAAACCCGGCGATCAGCAGCAATCCCCCGCGGATCTCTTCACGCTTGATGGCGCAGCGCAAATACAGCGCCGCTGTGATCAGCAGAAACAGTTCCTGAGAAATTTCGGTAAGTGAAATTTCTCTGACGCCGCTTTCCAGCCACAAAACGTCGATAAGTACAAAGCTGGATATTAATCCCGTGAGTGCTGCAAGTAGCAGAAAAATAAGAAATTGCTTAACAATGATCGCGTTGTTTTTAGTCACATCTCACCTCTTATTGTGTCCTGAGATGAAACATAAATGTAAATAAAAGCCGGGTATTAGCAAAACTTGCTTAATTTAACCTTAATGATTTGCTTAATGTGCTGTAGTTATGGTGGGTATTGTAATATTTCACTGAAAATAATAACTTTTGCGGGATAGTTAACTAATAGTGATTATTGCCATACTGAACAGATCCGCTGGCCGGTAGCCGTCGGGTAAAATGGATTTTCCCGTTTTGCGCCTCAGCGCCGCAAAAGCCGTCAATCTGGTAACCGCGACGGATTAAGAAAATCAGCATTCCCGGGTAGCGGTTCATACTTTTTACGCTCAGGGTGTGGGCGCCTTCGCGGCTGGTCTGCTGCTCCAGGGCATCCAGCAAATGGCTGGCAACGCCGTGGCGGCGCCAGGCCGGAAGCACACCGCCGAGCCAGAAATAAAAGTGGGTCGGATTCAGCCAGTAACCGAGATGATAGCCCACCGTGGCGCCATCGATTTCCGCCAGCAGGCCGATCCAGCGCTTGTCGCCAATGCGTTCTGCCAGTACTGCGCTGTCGTGAAGCGGAAAAAGCTCCGGAATCTGCTGGTGTAGCCGGACAATTTCGGTGAAATTGGTATGTCTGATAATCATTTTCGGGCGCCAGAACTTATATCGGGCGCCGATTGTATAAGGAAGTGCCTGTGATTCATATTGCTCCACGCATTGAAACTCCACGTTTGATACTGCGCCCCTGGACTATGGAGGATTTTCCGGCGCTGGCGGCCTGCTGGCAGGATCTGCGCCTGGTGCGCCATATCGGCGATGGTCAGCCGCACAGCAGAGAAATGAGCTGGGGTCGCCTGTTACGTTATATCAGGCACTGGCAGATGTTGGGTTACGGCTACTGGGCCTGCGAAGAAAAAGAGACAGGAAAGAATATCGGCGGCCTGGGTTTGCAAAATGCCGGCCGCGATATCGCTCCCGCACTGCTCTGGCCGGAAGCAGGCTGGACGCTGATCCCGGAAGCGCAGGGGCTGGGCTATGCCCGGGAGGCAATGAGCGCCGCGCTGGCATGGGCGGATAGCGAACTGCGATCGCCCCTGTGCTGCATTATTGATGAACAAAATCTGCGCTCAATCCGCCTTGCCGAAAAACTGGGATTCCGGTTTAGCCATCTCGCGGATTATCGCCAGAAATCGGTACAGGTTTATCTGAGAGAGCCACCGTCCTCCGCAGCCTGACTATACTTTTCCTTCACGGGAGGTGCGGTGAATGTATCAGTCTCTGGACGGCGAACGCTGGCGGCATATCTGGCTGGTGGGGGATCTGCATGGTTGCCTGACGCAGCTGGCAAGCTCGCTGCGCGACGCGCATTTTGACCCATGGCAGGATCTGCTTATCGCGGTGGGCGATCTGATTGACCGCGGCGATAACAGTCCTGGCTGCCTGTCGCTGCTCGATAAACCGTGGTTTTATAGCGTACAGGGTAATCATGAGCAGATGGCGATTGACGCCCTGGAAAATGGCGCGGAGCTATGGCGGGCAAACGGCGGAGAGTGGTTTGACGCGCTGTCGGCGCAGCAGCGTCAGGCGGCACTGCAGCGGTTACGGCGCTGCCGGAGGCTGCCGCTGATTATTGAGCTGCGCCTGGCGCAGGGGATACATATCATTGCTCATGCGGACTACCCGGCCAGCCGGTATGCGTGGCAGCAGCCGTTGGACTGGCGGCAAGTGGTGTGGAGCCGGGCGCGGCTAATGCGTAATTTGCAGGGCAAGGGGGAGAAGATCCACGGCGCCGATCACTTCTGGTTCGGCCATACGCCGCTGAAACGGCCGCTGCAATTTTATAATCAACACTATATCGATACTGGCGCGGTATTTGGCAATACCCTGACACTGATACAGATTTGCTGACTTCAGAAATCGCTGAACTCCTGGGCCGGTCGCCAGAATCCGTCAATGAACTCATCTATCGGGTAGCAGCCGGCATGCCGCAGGCGCTGTTCGTTCATTGCCGCCAGGCACTGCTCTTCAGTGTGAAAAATATCAATGGCGATATCATCGCAGCCGCCATCCAGATAACAGATAAATAGCACCAGCGCGTACAT